GCGCGCCATTGCGTCGGGTCACGGCATCGGCAAGAGCTGCCTGGTGTCCTGGCTAATCCTGTGGGCGCTCGCTACCTTCGAGGACACCCGGGGCGTGGTCACCGCCAACACGGAGAACCAGCTCAAAACCAAAACGTGGTCCGAGCTCGCCAAGTGGTTCCGGCTCTTCATCGCCCGCCACTGGTTCTGCTACACGGCCACCGCGATCTTTGCTGCCGACAAAAGCCATGAGAAGACCTGGCGCATCGATATGGTGGCCTGGAGCGAGCGCAACACCGAGGCCTTCGCCGGTCTGCACAATCAGGGCAAGCGCATCCTGATCATCTTCGACGAGGGCTCCGCGATCCCTGATGTGATCTACGAGGTTTCCGAGGGCGCGTGCTCCGACAAGGACACCGAGATTCTCTGGTTCGTCTACGGCAACCCAACCAGGAATGTGGGCCGGTTCAAGGAGTTGTTCAGCTCAAAGCGCTGGGTCGCACGGCAGATCGACTCCCGCACCGCCCGCATGACCAACAAGACCATCATTGAGCAGCAGATCGAAGAGTACGGTATCGACTCCGACTTCATCAAGGTCCGCGTCCGCGGCATGTTCCCTGCCACCTCGGCCAAGCAGTTCTACTCCACCCCTGACATCGATGCAGCCTTCGGCAGACACCTGAGGCCCGAGCAGTACAACTTCGCGCCGAAGATCCTCACCTGTGACCCGGCTTGGGAAGGTGATGACGAGCTGGTCATCGGCCTGCGTCAGGGGCTCACCTTCCGCATCCTCCGAGTTATCCCCTACAACGACAACGACATCGAGGTCGCCGGCCTGCTGGCACAGCACGAGGATGACGAGAAAGCCGACGCGGTCTTCGTGGACGCCGGGTATGGCACCGGGATTGTCTCTGCAGGCCGCACCTGGGGACGCAGTTGGACGCTGGTGTGGTTCGGGGGCAAGTCTACTAACCCTGGATGCCTCAACAAACGCGCTGAGATGGCCTTAGAGGCCAAGAAATGGCTCAAGGCAGGGGGCAGTATCCCCGACGACAAAAAGATGTACAACGAGCTTGCTACGATTGAAACGGTGCCGCGCTCGGATGGTGTGATCCAGCTGGAGAGCAAGAAGGACATGAAGGCCCGCAAGCTGCCCTCCCCGGGGCGGTTCGATTCCTGGATCCTGTCCTTCGCTCACCCGGTCATTAAGAAAATCGGCGGGCACTCCCCGCTCGACATGCAGGACAACAACCACGAGTCGGAATACAACCCGCTGGCCTGAGAATAAATCTTGTCACTGAGTAAAAAACAGAGTACATAAGCTACTCATTGAAGCTTTGGCAGCAACACCGTCGCGATGACGGTACGAAGGACGATCCATGGACCTCTCCAAGAAGAAGGCTTTCGTGTACGACTACGGCGTTTTTATGCCGATCGCTATGCGTCTCGCCGAAGATTTTGGGGAGGTTTTTTATTTTGTGCCCTGGAAGGGAACGTACTGCACGCGTGACCGCTTCACGATCGGCGAGGGCGTGCCGGGGCTGACCCGCGTCGACTCGTTCGAGGATTACATCGACCAGGCCGACGTGTTCGTCTTTCCGGATGTGGGCGACGGTGACAAGCAGGTGATGCTGCGCGGCCTCGGCAAGCGCGTCTTTGGCACCGGCTATGCTGAGCTGTTAGAACAAGACCGGATGCTCTTCAAGGGCGTCCTCAAGAAGCAGAAGCTCCCCGTCGGCCCGTACAAGACCTTCAAAGGCACCGACGCCCTGTCCGACTTCCTGCGCAAGGAGCCCGGCACCTGCTACATCAAAGTCAGCACGTTCCGCGGCAACTGCGAGACGGCCCGCTTCGACACCTACCTCGCCTTCATCCCCACTCTCGACCGCTGGGCCAAGTCCCTGGGCGCGTACCGCTTCCAGATGGAGTTCATCGTCGACTTCCCGATCGAGGGGCAGGAGGGCGGCTCCGACTTCTTCCTTTCCAACGGTGAGTACTTGCCGATCGGGACCTACGGCTATGAGGTGAAGGACCACGGCTACATCTCCAAAGCCATGAAGATGACCGATATGCCGGACGCGATCACCTACGTCAACGACCGCATGGCGCCGGTGTACCGCGAATACGGCATCTGTGGCGCCGCGTCCTCTGAAGAGCGGATCACCAAGGAGCTGGTGCCGTACTTCACCGACATGTGCGCTCGCTTCGGTTCCCCTCCTGCTGAGCTGATTTGCCGTCTCTACAAGAACTTCTCGCAGATCGTCTGGGCCGTTTCCGGTGGCGAGATGATCACCCCCGAGCCGGTCGCTGAGTATGCGGCCGAGGTGATGATCAGCTGCGAGGCGGCGCGTGACGGCTGGGTACCGCTGGACTATCCGGAGAAGCTCCGCAAGAACGTGCTGCTCAGGAACCTGTGCTGCCTCGATGGCCAGTTTTTCCACATCCCACAGGACAGCTGCACGTCCCTGGGTGCGGCCGTCGGCTACGGCAAGACGAGAGAGGCGGCACAAGAACAGGCGCTGAAGTTCGCCGGCGAGTTCGGGCACGACTTCGACTTTGCCGTCTTTGACAAGGTGGCTGAATATCTGGAAGAGGCCAAGGAATACGGCCTGGGAGAGTTTTAGATGGGGAACATGGGGCACAGTGGCTACAGACCTAACAGAGGATGGTTCGCGGAGCTGATCGACCCTTCGCCTATGTCGGCAAGGTGCAAGGTACACAGGTCGCCGCCACACCATGAGCCCAAACCTATCGCCGACGTCACACCGTCGCACATCCTGAGAGACCAGCTGCTGCAGGTTAAGGTCGAGATGGCCGTACTCCGGCAGAGGCTGGAAAAGTTAGAGGGGCAAAAATGAACAAGCTGGCCAAGTGGTTACTGTACGCCTCATTCCTCGGCACCTTCGCTGAGGGCATGCTCTCCCCGATCTACGCCGTCTTCACCGAGAAGATCGGCGGTTCGATGGTTGATGCCGGGATGGGGTATGCCGTCTTCAGTATCGCAACCGGGATCGCCGTGATGCTGATCGGCAAGACTGACTTCTTCGACCGGCACAGCAAGTGGTTCTTGTTTTGGGGTTTCCTCTGCGCTGGCCTCTGCGACCTGCTCTACATCGGCGTGAGCAACAAGTGGGAGTTCTTCGCGGTCCAGGTGATCCTCGGGGTTTCCCTCGGGATAGCCAACCCGGCGTGGGATGCGCTCTACTGTGACGACGAGGAAGATGGCAAGAGCTCTGCCGGCAAGTGGTCTTTCTGGACCGGTGGGATTTCCTTCGTGTGCGGCCTGTCCGCGCTCTTCGGTAGCCTCCTGGTGAAGTACTTCGGGTTCAACACCATGTTCGTCCTGATGTTTCTCTTCGACCTGATATCGGTCTCCTACTGCTACCGGATCGCGAGGCGCACGGATGGATAAGAGGGGCGTCACCGAAGCAATCAGAAGCCGGGAGAAGTTGCAGGCCGCCTGCCACCACGAGCCCTACATCTCCCCGCCGAAGTATCCAGGCGGGCCCACGGTCAAGGAATGCAGGAAGTGCGGGCAGCAAACATTCATCAAGGGGGGATAAGACATGTGTTTTGGAGGTGGAGGACCATCAGCACCACCAACGCCAATCCCGGCGCCTCAGCAGTCTGACCCTTCCGTTACCGCTGCCGGTGACGCTGAGCGCAAGAGGAAGCGCGCACTGGCAAGCAACACCAACCTCACCGGACCGCAGGGCGTAGTAACGCCGGTGGCTGGCACTGGCAAGACCTTACTGGGAAACTGATATGGGCGCTGAAACGAAAAGACAGAGGTTTGATGCACGGCTGCAGGCGCTCTCAAGCGACCTGACGAACTTCATTCCTCACTGGCGTGACATCACCGATTACATCAGCCCCCGGACGGCGCGCTACATCACCATCGACTACAGCAAGGGCTCGAAGCAGAACGAGAAGATCATCGACAACACGGCGACCATCTCGGTCCGCACGCTCAAGAGCGGCATGATGGCCGGCATCACCTCACCGGCGCGCCCCTGGTTCAACCTCCTGCCGCCCAGCTCTGGTGTGGACGAATCCTACGCCGTCAAAACGTGGCTCTACGACGTCGTGATGCTGATGAATCAGATCTTCCTCAAGTCGAACCTCTACGACATCCTGCCGATGGTTTACGCCTGTCTGGCGCTGTATGGCACCGCCGCGATGATGATCGAAGAGGATGACGAGGACATCATCCGTTGCATTCAGTTCCCTAACGGGCAGTGGATGATTTCGCTCAACGCTAAGTTGAAAGTCGATTCGATGTACCGCACCTTCTCGATGTCCTGCCGGCAACTGGTGCAGCAGTTCGGTTTGGAAAACTGCTCGCAGGCTGTCCAGTCCATGTACGAATCCCCCACGGGCGGCACGCGGGATACGATGGTGGAAGTCGTGCACCTGATCGAGCCGAACGACGAGCACGACCCGAGCAAGTTCGCCTCGAAGCACAAGCCCTTCCGCTCCGTCAGGTGCACGACTTC